GAGCTTTGTGCCCGGGATCGCGATGGACGGGATGCTGATGTGGATGGCATCAAGAGCGTTGATGAAACCGTTGATCGCGCTAATGACGTAATCGATGCCGGTCTTCACGGTGTTCTGTATTGTGGCCCAGATAGTTCCTATGAAGTTGCTGATGTCCGTCCACACTGTCTCAGTGTCGGTGCGGATCGTATTCCAGTTGAAATAGACGGCTGCGGCCAGCGCAACGATGGCGATGACCACAAGGCCAATAGGAGACGTAAGCGCGGCGATGACGACGCCGGCCAATTCGACAATGGGAGTAATCGTAATGAAGGCTACACCGGCGAGCCCAACGAGAAGTAGTAAACCGGCGAGCGCGACGGAGCCGAGGACAAGGGCATCGGTCAGTTTCGGATGGGCTGCGGCCCAAGCGCCAATATCCTGGATGATGGGTTCAAGGTCTGTCGCTATCGTGTCGAGAAGCGGCAAGAGATCCTTTCCGATTATCGTTCCGAGCGCGGTCAATTGATTACTGAGCTGAGTGAGCGCCGCGCCGGGGGCACCTGCTGCGGCGGTGGCTACGCCGCCAATGGAAGTGGTGAGCGCCTGCAAAATGGCGGTGTCGGCTCCGGCCGTGTCGCCCGCTTTGGCCATGTTCTCGATCATGGTCACGGTCGCGGCGGGAAAGTCCACGTTGCCCTGGCGGATGAGCTGGTTCATTCCGGCCACAGGGTCGGACAGCGCATTCGTCAAGATCTTCGTAGCAGAAGGAAGGTCCGTGCCCATCTTCGTTGCAAGGTCGGCGGCAAGGCCCGTCACCTGTTCGAATGACCCTTGAAGGTTTTTATGGGTCAATATCAATTCTTCGGACTGAAGGACATCCTGCTGGGTGAAGAGCGTGGTTGCCTGGACCTGCTGCGCGTATGCCTGTATCTGCGAAAGAGGGATTGATGAGCCGGTATCCTTGAGGGTCTTCGCAATGACGGCGGACGTTTCATCCCATGCCACGGCGGACGATACCGCGTCGCCTATGGCATCCTTGATGCCAAGAAACGCAATTCCCGCGATTGCGGCAAGCCCCGCATATGCGCCCGCAGAACTGGAGGCTGCCGCCTCGCCTGACGCTGCGATGGTCGCATCGGCCTCGGCGATCACGGCGGCGGCCTCTTCCGCAGAGACTCCCTCCTCGGCCATGAGGTTGATGATCTCCTCAGAGGATTGCTGAACCATCTCGGCGGCCAACGCAAACGACTGGTTCTGAGTGAGCAGGGCATTCTCTATCTCGCCCGTAGTCGCGTTGATCTGTAAGCCGAACTCGCCGAAACTTTCGGAGGCTGCGTCGGTGGACGATGTAACCTCTTCGGCCATTCCACTGACGGCCTCGCTAATTTCGGCCATCGTTCCCGATGCTTCATCGACTGCCGTTATGAGGATTTGAAGCTCGGATTCCCCCATGAGGTGTTATGACTTGAGATATTTGGCTGCCGCGTCTCCGATCGCTCGTTGTCGCCGTGCTCGGAGGACTGCGCCGAGAATAATCAAAGAAAAGATAGCAAGCGGGACACCGCCGAAGATGAGTAGGATGAAAAATGTTTCCATGTGATTGATATTGGGTTTCGACCTTTGAACCCTATTACTCTGCGTCCAAAGGTCGTTTGCGTCAAGTTTGCTTGCTCCTGCGATTGGCCTGCTCGGCCTCGTTCTGGATCATGGTGAGCAGCGACGTGATGAACCATTGCGGTTGCTCACGGTACTGCTGCCACGTCCATTTCTCGCGGTCACAGAGCAATACGGCTTTCATCCGGGGCGGAAGGTGAGCTCGTCCGAGGGCGAAGAACTCGTGCCAAATGAGATCTACTGAGTCTTCGCCCTCGTAAAATCCCCTTCAACGAGCTTCGCCACCTCCTTGCCCAAGAAGATGTAATCGGGAAGGGAGAGATTGCGGAGGGCGGTCGGAATGTCGGTCGTGACGCCATCTACGGAGACGACGGCTGCGTCCATGATGCGCTTGCTGAGCTGCACCTTTGAGAGCTCTACGCCGTTCGGCGTGTCATTCGCATCAAGGAAGTCTCCTGCTGAGAGTGATGCTTTGAGTTCGATGGGGATGCCGCTCGGGGTGGTGACGGTCTTTGTGGATTTATCCATGTGGTGAGGATTTAGTTGATCTAATAGCTGGCGACGGTGTTCGTGACGACGATCTTCGCCATCTGCGAGTCGGCGATCTTGTATGTCGCCTTGAACTTGATCGTCTGGTAAACCAAGTCCTTTGTTTTCAGAGGGCGGGAATATTCCGTGAAGTAGACCTGGTTGAGGGTGATCGCCACTTCGGGATTTGTCGAGCTGCCGATCGTCACGTCCGTGTTCTTGAGGTCGATAAGCATCGCCTGGGGGACGTTCGGGGTCGCGAGCGCGACGCTCTTGAAGTCGGTGAGGTTCTGGTATATCGCTTCAAGCGTTCCCTCGACCTTGAACTCCTTGTTCAGGAAGTCGATCGGTGCGACGCTGCCAAGCACTTCATCATCCTCGATGCTCTCGTCGATGGTGAGCTTGATTGACTTCAATGGGATCGCGGTGGCGCCGGAAAGTCCGGATACCGCCGTCGCGTACTTGAACGTCATGTACTGCGGCAGGAAGCGATTCTCTGAGACGATAGACGGACTGAAAGATGATTGCGATACGCCCTTGAGCGCTTTGACTGAAAGCGTGAGCGCGGCGAACTTGCCGAGTTCCGCATCGAAGTCGGTCTTGTGGATGACCCCGAGCGCGTGCGAGTAGTCCGTACCCGAGAGCGGGTCATGGATGAAGAGCGTGAGCGATTGGTGCTGCGCCGATTCGCCCACCGTGATCGTGTGGTCGTAGACGACGCTCTCTCCCGCGTGGGTGGCGTTCGCAACTGCGCCAAACTGCGAATAGAGCAAGAGCGGAAGGCTCTGATCCGTGAGGGGAACTTTGAGCGTTCCTTCTGCCCAGTTCTTTACGCGGAACTGCCCTACGGATTCCTCGATGATGCCGTATGCCTCATCCTGGGTGACGTTCGTGAACTTCTCCTCGATTGAGGCATCGCTGAACGGGAGCCAATATGACGCTGACGAAATTGCCGTGCCGCGAGAGGTTTCTTTTGCGATACCAATGCTGAATAGTCTGCCGATTCCTTTTGCTGCCATTACTGTGTTTCGCTAGTAGTTTCCTTTTCTGCTTCTACAACTTCGACCTTTTCAGGTGCCGGTGTCACCGGGATTCTCGTTGTCTTCCAGATCGCAAGCGCCTCTTCATAGGTCGATGCGATAACGGCGAGAGGCTTGTAGAGAGGAACTCCGGGAAAGTGGTACTCGTTCTTGATGCCGCTCACGGCTTTGAGCGTCACTTGGCCCGCGTCATCGGCGGACGGGTCCATCATCTTGTTCTTTTCTGGTTCGGCGATCATGTGGTGGGTTGGGTTGTTATGAGTTCAGCATAGCAATTGGTCAAGCGGTGTCCATGTGCATACCTATTGCTCCTTTACGGCGGCAGGGACGAGCTGCTTTGCCTTGAATGTGACATAGAACGTGGCATAGGTGATGTTATTCCCGCTGATGATGCCGGGCGGCTCCTGCACCGCCGGCATGACCGCGCCGATGGCCGTTCCCTGAAGGGTGCAATCCAGGTCAAAGACGTTCAGCACGGCGTCCATAAGATCCTCAAGATAGCCGTCCCCTCCCGCGCTCACGTGTTCCGGGAGATCGGCGATCAGGATGTACCAGGTGTACTCGCGCAGGTTGGTGACAACGTCTTCATATGCAGATGTCGATACCATCGGCGGAAGTACGATCGCCACCGGCGTCTGCGTTCCGGGTATGTCCTGGTCGAGCGGGTTGATCTTCGAATAATCGTTGGACATGACCAAACCGAGCGTCCCTGTGGTCACGAGCGACTGGAGATCGGCAATAATGGCCTTCTTCATTTTGCTTGCGTAGTTCATGCGGCTTGGGTGGATATTTGGGCGTTGATCTTTGCGAGCGCCTGGACAAAGAGGGCGGTAATATCCGGTTGCGCAGCAAACATGATGCGTTCGAGGAATGGATTTGCTTTCGTTCCGGGGTGATGGACTACGGGTCCAAAGAATTGACCCGTCTTTGCGTTGGCGAGCACTTTCGCATTGACCGCCTTGATGACGTGCGGAGCGGTGCCGAACTCAACGTAAGAAGCGTATGCGGCCTTGGGATACCAGCTCGCGCGGAGATTGCCGATCGCGAAACCCCAGTTCTGCAAAAGGTATCCGGTCAGTACGGGTACGGTAGCGGGCGTCGTGTACTTGGCAAGGATCGCCTGGGCTGCGACGATGGCGCTCTGAAGAATGGGCGTCGATACCGACGGATACGAAGCCATCGCCTTTTGGAGCTGCGGGAGATTGGGGATGTCTACTCGGAAGGTGGACATCGGATTAGAAATAGGTACCGACGCGCGTGTACGACTGGATCACGTCTTTATCGAAGGAATCGAGCTGATCGCGCCACGCGTTCGTCGCACCCTGGATGTTCTCGGATGCCTTGCCCGCAAGCAATTGGCGCTTGTAGAGCCTTACCACGATGTTTTCGCACGTGTTCGTGAGGTCTGCCGGGAGGCGCTGGGTGGAACCATTGCCCGCGTTCTGCCAATCCACGGGATACCCGGCGATGTAGGTCGCGCGGAGCATGTTCGAATAGAGACGCGGCATGACGCCGTAGACGCGGATGATCCCGGATGCGCCCTGCTGCTCGATCTCGAACTGGTCCGGGATGAAGGGAGTCCACACCGGATTGCTCGGCGTGCCTGCGCGCCATTGGAAGGAAAGCAGGCCACTCGCTTCAAGGTAGACGCCGGTCTGGGTCGTTCCTGCAACCTGGCTCAAGGTGATCGTTGTCGTTCCGACCGCCGTGATTGTGGTTCCGCTCGATATGCCGACGCCAACGATGGGCATTCCTACAACGAGGCCAGCCACGGTAGAACAGTTTGCTACCGTCGCGGAATTGTTCGTAAGATCGCCGGTCAGAAACGCATACGTCACCGGCGCATTGCGGAGTACAAGGCGTTCCTGCCGCTGGCCCCTGACGCTGTAGACCTCGTTCGTATATTTCTTTTGTACGAAATGGCCGTCATTTGGGCTCCGCTCAAGTCCCGACTTTCCGCACGCCCGCTCGATGCCATCGGTAACGCCATTGATATAGCGGGTAAGCAAAGAATCAAAAGACGTGTCGGTGAGGCCCAAGCGGTCTTTTACCCGGCTGAGTGTCGTCAAAGCATATGGATAAACTTGTTCCTGTTTCTGTGTCATTCAGATGGCGAGGAATTGTCCTCGTGTCTTGGCACTTACCTCACCCGGAAGTGCCAAGGGAACGAAGACTCGAACTAGGTGTTCGAGGTTGCTGATGTGACGGGGAGTTGCTGAGCACCTCCACCGAACACCAACTCGCCGTAGGAGACGGTCGCCGGTGAAGTGCCGCCTGTGAAAGACGGGGTAGCAACGACGCGGAGGTATCGCTTCCGATTAAGACCGAGGCCTTCGACGCGAGCCGCTCCGAACGCTGCTGCGGACTGAAGGGCGCTCAGCGTGAAGCCGATCACCGTGCCCGTGTTATCGAGCGCGTTTGCCCAGTTCGTGCTGCCGTCAGCACTCTCCTGGAGCGTGACCGCTACGGATGCGGCGCTCGGGGAGCCGGAGGCTGCGGCTGCATAGAAGTGGATCTTCGCGTTGTCATACCCTTGGGTATCGACGGAAGAACCATTCACGGCAGACGAACCAGAGATGCTCTGGGGAGCGACGCTGCTGGCGTTGCGGATGTCATCATATGCAGAAATGCGCATGATAATTGTGAGTGTTTGGCCCCTGCCTTCCTTCGACTTTAATCGGAAGGGACGAACCTTGCGGTTCGACGGGCGGTTTATT